TTTGTCCAGTAACGTGTTTATTTCGGACCGTATATAAGCTAAAGCTTCTGTCTGTCCGGTCAAGTTTCGATAATGCTCCCAGTCTTTAACTTCACCACTAAGCATCATCTGTTGAACTCGTTCTTGTTTCTCTTCAACTATTTTCAATAGTTTATAAGCAAAATCTACAGTGTCAATGATTTTATCTCCTTATCCAGTGTTCCTATTCGACTGTTTCCAAGCTTCCCAAGACGATTTATCTTCTGGGGAAACAGCCCTACCATAGTTTAAGAAATCGTCCCAGGAAATGTTTGTTCCTGTGGGATATAGGTCTGCTCCAGGCGTTGTAGGTATATCAAAACTATATTGTGCTGCGTCACCAAGATTTAGTCCTGCTATTCCTTGGGGTGTAGAGGCCCCGGTTGTGCCTGCGGTTCCTCCACCAAACGGCGTCGTTCCAGCAAATTGGTTGCCGCCTAACATACTATAAGGGTTTACAGCCCCATAAGGGTTTGTTGGAAAGCTTCCGGGGGTGTAGGGTTGTGTAAAGTTCATAGTTGTGTCTACAGGAGGTGTTGAATCCTCTGGGCTCACTCTTCCACCAGCCCCTTGCATAGCTGCGGCTATTGCGGAGTTAATTGCTCCGCCTTCCCCTAAAGCAGCATCAAGAGCAGCTTGCACAGAAGCATCCACTCCTTCCTGTCCCAAATACCCAGACTCTCCCATCATTTGCTGAATTTGCTCTTGTGTCATGTAACCGGAGTCACCAAGCATTTGTTGTACTTGGTCCATGGTCATGCCTCCAGCCATAGCTGCATCAATCATCTGTTGAACGGCGTCTTGGGTTAGGTCTTCCTCGCCCGCGGTCATACCTTGAATAGCTGCATCAATCATTTGTTGTACTGTCTCAGGTGTTATTCCCTCAACAGGGTTCGCCGCTAAATACTCCGCAATCATGTCTTGTATTTCTTGTGGGGAAAGTCCGTCCATTAGGGCCTGGTTAATCATTTCCTGGATTTGCTCTGTTCCCGGCAATGCTTGAGTGGCGTCACCAATCATCTGCTGTACCTGTTCTGGAGTAAGGGCGCCTCCCGTTGCATCCATAATCATTTGTTCAATTTCTTCGGGGCTAAGTCCACGAGCCATAGCGTCATCTATCATTTGCTTAATCATGTCTTGTCCCACAAACTGTTCCGCCTGTTGTTCCCAGTCCTGTAGGCTCATATAGTTGTCAAGGCCGAGACCCCCAAGTGCGTCGCTTATGGCGGACTGCACGTCCCCTGTTTGAGCATAGCCGCTTAGATCGGGCTGTTCTCCTGCCAAGGCTTGAAAATAAGGAGAACCAGCAATTTGTTCAAGAACCGTGTTTAAATATTCTTCTTTTAATGTGCCGTCCGGGTTTAAAAATGATTCCGCCCCCGCCAAAGCATCGGGGGGAGGACCTTTTGGGTCCCCAATTTTAGGGTCCCTGTCGTGTTTAGGCGGATCATATAAAGGATCATCAAAAGGGTTTTCGTAAGAGATTGGCATTATTTTCCTTTGTTTTTAGCTTGCTCCATTTTTTCACGGGAAACCTGTGCTCTAAGGGCTGCAATGTCTTCTTGACTTCGCATCTTCTCTTCGTCGGTTTCTTCCCGTACATTCATTTTTTCTCGCTCAAGGTCTAATTTCTCTTCAGCGATACGTTTATCGTCTTCGTTCTCTTGTGATCTTATCATAAGTTCCTGTTGTTTCAATTCCAACACACCCTCATTGCCTTGAGGAACCTCCATCACTTCATTGATTCTCGGCATTAGTTCTTCTAATAAGTTCGCTTCTACCTGTGCTTTAAGTTCTTCTCTCACAGGGTTAGGCGGCATGGGTTGTGAGGTTCCTCCGCCGCCTTGTTGTAACATCATTTGCTGTTGCTGCATCATCTGTTGCTCTTGCATCAACTGTTGTTGTAGTTGTGGGTCCTCTTGCGCCATTTGCTGTAGTTGTTGTTCCGCGATCTCTTCAGCTTTAAAGGCAACGTGTTGAAAAATATCTGATAATAAAGACGTTGCCACCATGGGGTTCATTGTAGCCATGGGGTTTTCTAAAAACGTGATGTGCGACTCAATGTGCGCATCGTGGTCTTGTTCCGGAAACGCCTGTAAAGGTGCGCCCATTAAAGCGGCAGCATTTTCTAAAGCCGGGCTTGTGGGTTGCGGTGGAGGTGGATCAGGCAAGATCAGCGTTTCAATGTTCTGTGAACCAAGGGCCGTGTACATTCGACGATACGCTTCTTTGATGTTGTGTATGTCTGGGTTGCTTTGTACCAACTGTAGTTCTTGTTGCGCCAAAGAAATACGTTGAGCAAAAGAGAAAAAGTTTGGATCAGAGACCGGAATAACATCAACACGACCGTCAAAGTCCTGTTGCTTAATCATTTGATTTCCACCAACAACCTGATAAGGGTATTCTGGTGGAAGAAACTCTGAGAAAACTCTAGCTAATATTCTAAATTCTGTCTTTTGCGCGTAATGCAGTCGTTTATGGACCGCGGACATGACCTTGGTCCCCTGTTCCATGAGCGCTAACGTTGTTCCGACTGCCGCTTGGTCATTACCTTCGCCCACTTGCATGTCTGTAATGGCAGCGAAGCGCTGACCGGCTTCAACACAAAAGCCCATTAATTGAAACAGAGTTCCACTTGGCTCTTTATAAGGGAGAGGCATCAAAGAATCTTTTAGCGCTCCGCCTGGTGCGTCTACGTCTCTAAATTCTCCGGGTTCTAAAGGTGTCTCATCGTCTCTTATTCTTATGCCCCGAGCTTTAAAACCGGCGGGGAGGTTGGACAGGGTTCCTGCGTCTATGAGTTGTCTGAGGGCCGCTGTTGCGGTTCGAGAGAGTCCTCCGATCATGTGGATTAAACCAAAGCCGTAGAAACCCAGTCCTGGGAGAAACTTGTAGTGTACAAAATAAGGTATTTTTCTTTTTTGTGGGTCGTTTTCATAATAGTTGCGTCGAATAGAGAGCACCTGACTAGACGTTCTGTCAATAGTTATAATGAAAGGCAGGTGTAGCCCATCTGAATCTTCAAACCCCGGCATTTCCATTGAGACATGAAACTCCAGCAGTTCATACATCATGTCGTTGCCCGAACCGCTAATGCCCTCGATCTCTTCGACTTTATCTTGGGTCACTGTTTGGGTACTGGTGTAGGTTGGGGTAATTTCTATGTCTCGATAAAATCCGGACAACTGTTGACTACGAATCTCATTGTAGTTCATTTTTACAATGTGCGTAATTCTTGGGCAAGTTTCCAAATCACTGGCCGCATACGGCACCACTAAATCTTCAACCGGAACAAATTTGCTAACGGCTCTTTGCAAAGAGGGATCGTAGTAAACTTTTTTGAAAGCAGAACCGGCAAGGGGTAAATAGAACAGCAATTGGTCCATTTCCGGTGTGTATTCTTCCATGACACAAGTAATCTCATAATTCATAAACTCGCGCACACGATCGGACTGCGCTTCAACTTCCGGAGTAGCTAGTCCAATAATTTCTGTTTTTACCGGACCCTGTGCAGGGAGCAGTTCTTTGAACGCTTGCGCTTGAAATTGGGTAACGGATTCCGCTAATAGGGGGTGGGTGACACCGCTTGCGCCCGGGAACGGTCGATCGCGGTCTTCGTATTTAAACCCGAGAAGATCCAGTCCTTTGACATAGGCATCTTCCCATTCGTCACGGCTCATGCGGTCTTCTTCAAAATCACCGAGGAGTTGCGCCGCTATTGCTCCAAGTTCCGACTCATCTATATAATCAGCTAGGTTGGCGTTAAAAGGAATCATCGCCTCAACATTCATTTCATCCGGGGCATAGTCCAGAACCGCGCTGCCGTCTCGCGCAAAACTAACTTCTACGTCTCCGCCTTCAGGAATAGGTTCGTCGATCTCGACCTCTTGTCCGGCTTCAATATCCAGATCAATAAGGTCCGTGACCCGATCAATGTTGGTCGGCTTGTTGATTTCCTCGAATGCCATTGGTTTTAGTAAACGCCAGTAAAGTTGGTGCCTC